AACTAGGGTTCTGGGCTACGTTATCAACCGTGACCTGTATCTGTGCTACAGACGCAACTTGTCGAGACAGTGTAAACGCCGTAGTAGAAGCGTTACCATTGAAATAATCAATGGCTGGTGTAAACGCCTGTGTAATATTGGTGTTGCCTATAAAAGCCATTTAGACCACCGTCAATCCTGATACCCAAGCGTCTGCTGATGTTGCTGCGCTTGAGACTACCACCAAAACATCTGAAGCCTGCAAAATAATCCTATTGCCTTGGATTACCTCTAACGACCCGCCAACTGGGACGGTTGCCGTCTCTACCAAATAGTAGTTGACCGCCGAACGGGTGATGTAAACGTCACAGGTAATTGGAGAAACGGAAGTGTTGGACACCACAAGGCTGGCTACAGCCAATGTGCCAGAAGAAACTGTTGTGACGGTTGAACCGCTGGTGCTTATGTTCTTAACCCCATACGATACGTTGGTGTAGGTTGCCATTTCTTATCCCATCATAAAAGCTAAATAGTACGCATCATCTAGCGAGGCTGCGGAGCTTGCAACCCATGTCGGGCCTGTACCATTTGAAGTCAAAATAGTCCCGTTTGCCCCAATTGGCAATTTAGACAGAGCAGTGCCAGAAACATAGTAAGAAATGTCACCAACAGCATAGCTTGTTAGTCCTGTACCGCCGTAATTACTAGCAATAGTTCCGCCCTGCCATGTACCGCCTGTGATGACCGTAGAGTTCATGTTAAGGGCGTTAGTACCCCAAGTCACATTCTCTGGGAGATACCCGTGGTAGTCCCATGTACCCGCAACAGTGGCGTTAGATACCAATACAAGTTCAATCGCGCCACCAGAGGTAATCGTTCCAATCGAGCCAGTGGCATAGTCTTGGAGTGTCAGTGTTCCAGTTGCGTTATTGTTAAACCCAAACGCTACGCCTGTACTCAGGGTAGTCGCATCAGGCATTGTGTAAGTCTGATTGCCTGTGCCAGTAAGGGTCTGAGAGTAACTAGATGCCGCAGTTAGCGCCGTTGTGCCACCTGCCGCTGCGATAGAGGTATTGGACTGGTTTAAACGGTTAATAGATACGTTCTGGTTAGCATCACGAATCATTACCGAGTTAGCGCCAGAGGAAGAAGTTACGCCTGTGCCACCATAAGCCACGCCTATGGTTGTACCCTGCCAAGTACCGGAGGCAATTGTGCCCAACGGACTGACGTTACCAGATGCGTCTAAATTAACAGACTTGCTAGATGGATAGGTTACAAAGACATTGACCGTACCGCTAAACGTAACCGCTGAACCAGAGTTGCTGGACGACAGAATGGTTGTGCGTGTAAGCGTAGGCCCGGTAGTTGAGTACGTGCCAATTCCTACCTCAAAGTTGCCCGTAGCGTCAAAGGAAGAGTAGTAGGTGGTATTGCCGTCGCCCACCACGGCAAAAGATTGGAAGCCCGCGACAGAGCCAGTAAGCGTAAAACTTACTGTGGTGTTGGCTGTGCCAGTCTGTTGTACCCGGTCATTTAGGGCTAGAGCCATTTAAGACCCCTTATGAAGTCGCAGTAGTCGAGTACGTAACAGTTACGGTGTCGCCAGAAGTAACAGTCTTGGCAGTGCTGAAGTTTCCTTCGGAGTACAAAGTACCCGCAGTGCTGGAGATTGTGCTGACCGCGCCAGTACCTGTTACCAAGAAACAACCATACACAGTAGCGGAACCTGTCATTGTGTAGGTAATTGCTGTGGCTGTAGACGTAGTCACGTTTGATGGAGTTAAGCCAGACGAACTAGCCACCGCAAATACTGCTGTACCGCGAACCGCTGAACCGCCCACGGTGTAGGTGGTCAACTCAGTCCATGTCTTAGAAGCCATAGTGTCTGCGGCTGCAAACGTGGTGCTGTTGTTAATCAGGCCAAGGAACGGCCCAACTGTGGTGTATGTTCCAGAGGTACGGAGCAGGGTGTCCAGCAACAACTGCTTACCAACAGCCACAACCAAGTTAGGGAACGCTTCGTCCCACTTGAGGTTGCCTTGTGCGTCACGGCACTCGACTTTGTAATAGCCTTCGATGCCCATACCTTCTGGGATAGACGCATTAGCTTGCAGGGTGGCTACAGCGTTGTCTCCAAAACCTGATTGTTCTTTGTGCATGGTGGCTCCTAATTAGAACTGCGAATTAACGCAGAAGTGGCTGTATTGGCTGGCATTGTGATGGTGAACGTACCGGTAGATGTCTTATCTGACCCAAAATCCAACACCGCAATGGATTTATTTCCTTGGCTGTAATTGTAAATCAAGGCACACCGTGCCGTCACTGATGTTGACCATGAAACATTTGCAAAATTAACGTACACCGTATAGCCAGAAGAGTTAAGCGTTACCCCTGTCATAACGGCTCCACCCGCTGTGTAACCTGACGCTACAACCTCATTTGAGGTGCTATACACCGTGGTATCTTCATCAAGACTAGCATCTGCCGTGTACAGGGCGATCTTGATTGTGTCCGTCAGCAGGTTATGCACCGCTTGGTACACCTCTGCTTTAAATGAAGTAGTCTGTGTTTGGACGATCATTACATGACCCCATTATTCTGGGGTAAAGGCGCAGCGCGGTACTGACCACTACGATACGCATCGCTACGCTCAAGGCCATCACCCAGACGTTTAGCGAGCATTAACGCTTCCTTGTACTTGCCATCGTACAGTGCAACCATGTCGGCTTCGCCCTTCATGTAGGTATACGCCTCTACCAACGCGCCGTAAAGCAGCACAGAGTCAAAGTTGTCACCTAACCAAGTGGTTAACGCAGTGGTAATGGACTCTGGGTAGTAGTAATAGTGAAGCTCTGCAGAATACGTAGCATCCGGCGTTGGGCCAAGAATGAACGAAAGCTCATTACTTATTGTGGAGCTAGTAACTGTTGGGCCAAACAAGGCGTAGTACTTAGGGGTAGCTGTGTCAGTTGGCTGTGGATACGCTTCACGAATGAAGTTGACGTCCTTGTTAAGTAAAAACGTGTACACCCCAGCCGCATCAATTACCGCTAGAGAATAAGACGAAAGGTAGTCGTTGGGGCACGACAGGTACTTATTGTTAACTGTAACTGACCCCGTCACGTTTTTCCGCAACGAGGGGAACTGAACGGTGTTGTAAACGCGCTGCTCTGCCTGCTGAATGAACGTATTCATGTCAGTAGTGCTGAACGTGTTCTCCGTGTAATCGGAGATTGCAGTGACTAGAGCAGCGTAGTTCATACTTTATGCCATTGGGCCTCGAGCCATCACACCTTTGGTAGCACAACCAGTTCCACGAATTTTGATGCCAGAGGTTTTGGTTGGCTCGTTGCCAGCGGACTTGCTGATAGCGCCAATGCTTACATCCAGCGAATCCAGCTTGCTACGGTTAGGTTCTTTGCCGGGGTTCTCAGCTACGGTTACGCTGCCGCCTGACATAGTGTGAGGTTTAGCGTAAAGGCTGGCAGGGCCAACTTCTTTGCCCATGCGTTTCATGCTTTGTGTTGCCATATTAGCCTCGCTTTTGGTTAGCTACTTTAGCCAGACCACGGCCTAGCTTCAGCATATCTTCATTGGTCTTGCCGCCTTTACCACCTTTGCCGCCGTGCATAGCGCTAGATGTGGGGCCACTATCACCAAGATTTTTGCCTTTGGTCTTGCCTTTTGAAACAATACCGTCTGCGGATTTTGTAAATGCCATGATTATCTCCTATGAAACCGTAATACTGACTATACCAACATTCGTCGTTGCAACCAAGTAGTTCTGCGTCAACGCAACGTCAAAAAATGATGCCCCACCTACCGGGTACCAACCCCACTGAATATCTCTAGAGCCCCCCGCAGGGTACCCACTTGTGTTTGTGCCCGATGTAACATAAGTCGGGTCATGGCGCGGGTTACGCACAGCCTGTGGATCATCTACTGGAAACATACCCAACTGCAACTGCGGTTGATCTGGGTCCCAGCACTCAGGACACACCAAAAGGTTGTATTCTTTGAGCTTGATAATCTCTTTCTTTAGCTGCTTCAGTTTATACCGTTGCCCACAGCGGTCGCACTCGGCGATGCTGTGTTTGCCTGACGCGAATCTATTGCCCATAACTTAATTTATAAACATCTGACGTGGGACGAACCGCGACGCCGCTGATTCCCTATCTTCTGTTGCAGCAAGCTGCCATGCTTCGTCGTACTGTGCTTTGAGGATGTCCAGCCGCATTGCCCCGTTAGGGACCTTCAGAGCCAAGTAATAGGCCAAACCTGCCACCATGCAGGGTAAGAACCGGAACGGTACATCCATTGTGTTTACACCGCCACCTGCATCGTCAATACGGCGCATGCGGTAATAAACTAATTGGTAAGTAGTAGTGTTGTCTGGGGTAGGCCATACCGTCACGCAGGGTAGGTTCTGCGCGTATACGGGGGTTCCATTGATGTGCGATGCCGCAGTGGTGTTAGCCTGCCCACGGTAGCAATATAAAAGTTGGTTGCCTTCGACAGAACCGTAGTAAATGATCTCTGACTCAATTATTACAAAGCCAGATGTAGCCAGACCTACTGTAGTAGCCACAGTAATCGTAGTATCCGTAGCTGTGATTGCGCTTGTCAAAGCTGTACCGATAGCTGACCGCTCACCGTCAAGCCGCTGTATCCAAATTTGAATAGGGCGAGCCTGCTGAAGTTTGTTAGGGATCGTAGCGTAGGTAGATACACTAATGCGTGTGATTGTTAGGTCAG